AAATGACTGAACAATTGTCTGCTCCGAGGTCTTTAGGCCTCACAGATCCATTATCAGTTTTGTGGGAGATCACTCCGTATAGCTTCGTAGTCGATTGGTTTATTCCAATCGGTACGTACCTAGAAAATTTAAATACCATCCCTAGTTTACGTGGTCGATTTTTGACTACTACACTTCGGCGGTTTTCTGGTAGCGCAGTCCCGAGAAACCCTATTAACTTCACGGTCATACCGACCACGTCGTCATCCCAGGTTATCCTGGAGAGAAAGGTTTCAACGAGTTTAACTGTGCCAAAGCCCTCATTTAATTCATTTGAGGATGCTATGTCTCCAAAAAGAATTTGGAATGCAATAGCATTGGCGGTTCAGCGTTTCTAATTAGTTCTTTGCACGTTTTCAAATCCGACGTTACTGGATTCTCAATGAAGCAATTTTTATTTTTCCTAGAAGGAGCCCTATAATGGCCGCAATGACAAATTTACTTATCAAAGACGACGCAGCAACACCTGCTGAGACCACCTTAGTTCCAATTACTGATAACCCAGAGCCAGTTTGGCGTGCTCAAACGGCAGGAGTGCCGTTTGAGGGTCAAATGATTCTGCGTCAATCAGTAATAAAACAAAAGAATGGTAACTACAAAGTGTCGCTTAAGTTGGAGGTACCGGTAATGGAGACTTTAGGTGCATCGGGTTCATCAGCCGGGTACGTTGCTCCCCCGAAAGTAGCTTACGTTACTCCGATCATCGTTTCGATGTTCGTTGATAAACGTTCTACTCTTGCGGATAGAGCAAATACTTATAAGCTGATGATGGCTCTCTTGAATGGGGCTACCGCCGTAACAGGCGCTAGCCAAGGCATTCATAACGGCGCTGTTGGGGATATTGTCAAAAACAATCAATCCTTAACAGTCCAGTTATTTAGAGACCTAATTCTGGCTAGTTAAGCATTCGCTTAACTAATTAATCCTATCGTCATTATTGTGGCGATATTCATACCTTAGGAGGTACAAATTGGATTATCTTACAGAATTACCGATTGATAAATCTTTATCCATTATCAGTCATATTTCCCTGGTTTGCTCTCAGTTAGGCGGACCTCTCTCACAAGAATTAAATACACTTGTTCAAGAGGGGAACTATTCTGCTCTAATCAACTTTAAATTTGATTATCAGAAGCCCTATACGTTAAACGACTTTGTCTATGCCCGTCAAATTCAAGCTCTTGTGTCAAAACAAGAGTTTATTGACTTAGGCATTGATAGGGAAGTTGAAGCGTATAAAACCTTTTCTGAGGCTGAAAAATTATGTTCACGTACGAACGAACGTTTCCGTGGTAGTCTATCTGATGTTTCATCAGAGTGTCACTCCATCCTTTATGGAGCGACGCGAAAAATAGCTACCATACTCGGTGATGTTCCGACGTATAGTGAATTGAATTTTTCTTTTGGACCAGGGGCTACAACCAACGTTAAACGAGCGCGGTCTAACCCTAGGGTTAAACTTGAAGCTCCTCTAACCTGTAGTTTCGAATTTGTTCATCATGTAAAAGAATTCATGTCTGAATTCCCTGGATGGTTGCATTCTCATTCACGTGAAAACGTGGTTGAGGTGAATCCATCCCATGGTAAACTTCAATTCGTGCCGAAAAACTCTAAAACAATGCGATCGATCGGGGTTGAACCCCTCCTCAACGGCTTCGGCCAACAGGGGATTGGGAAATACATCCGAAAAAGGTTGCAACGTGCTGGAGTTGATCTAACAGATCAAACTCGAAATCAAAAGCTAGCTTGCATTGGTAGTAAAGACGGTAGCTTAGCTACTATCGATATGTCTAGTGCAAGTGATACTATTGCATACGGTTTGGTCTTACACCTCCTTCCTATAGATTGGTTTGAATTATTGAACCGCTTTAGGACGGGATCAGTAACTTACAAGGATAAAGTAATTAAGTTAAACAAGTTCTCTAGTATGGGTAATTCTTATACTTTTGAACTCGAGTCGCTTATATTTTACTCCCTTGCTGTTGCTACGTGTTCCCATCTTGGGATAGATCCAAGAAATGTTAGCGTATATGGGGATGATGTTATCATCCCCGTTAATGCTGTAACATTATTCTCCGAAGTCCTGAATGTATGTGGATTTATCATAAATTCTGATAAATCCTTTCAGACAGGTAACTTTAGAGAAAGTTGCGGTGCTGACTATCTTGACGGAATTGATATACGACCCTTTTATTTAAAAGATAAAATATCAGGGCGCGTTCTCTTTACCATGCATAATTGGTTTATAAGACACGGCGAACCTCAGCTTGCTGAGATAGCCGCGGCTTATATTCCACACCATATTAAGATATACGGTCCAGACGGATATGGAGATGGCCATTTGATT